CGAGTTCTGGTGGGAGGAAAGCACCAGTGGCTCATGGGCGCTGTATGTTGATGGGGCGCTGAATGATTCAGGCACCGGGGCCAATTTTCGTGGCGTTGCGACCGAAACAATTCAGTTTTACCAAAACACAGGCTCCACGGACGGAGTCTTCATCGACGATATTTACTTTGCCGAGGCAACCGCGTCCACCGACCTTGTAACACAACAGGGCTACGCTGGCCTCGACATCTTTGCCACGACTGGCGGCACGGGTTCAACCGAGGGAGGTGCCGGTACGCTGTCTGCTGGCACGATGGGCAATACCCAGGAATTACCCTGGACAGACATCAATACGGCCCAGTTCAACTACGACGGCGGTTCTGCCACCGAGCGACTGGCACCGGACAGCATTGCTACCCAGACCAACCTCACCGGGGCGGTCACAGACATTGACGAAGACCCAGACTCTCCTGACGCCAACTGGCTGACGGCCTCTGGGTCCAGCACGTTGCGGGTCACCTTTCCGACCCCGACCGGCACACCCCGCACCGGGGCGGGCCTACAGAATTTTCGTGTCCTGCTGCGCAAGAACGCCACCGGGCCAAGTGGTTCCGGGTCAGAGGACGTGCTGCCCAACGGGCTTGGCGCATCGGATGCCAATCTTGATGGCACAGCAGCCACCATTGATGATGATCCGGCATCACCGGGGGGCGACTGGCGCAATGCAGCCAGCAACAACGCCAACTCGGTCTGCCATGCCCTGTTCGCTACGCCTACCGGAACCCCGGCGACCGGCGCGGGACTACAGACCTTTGAAATCTATGCCCGGCTGACGGCCAACGGCACGGCCTGCACCTACAACGTCTACCTGTACGAGAACGGCACCGTTCTGAATGGCGGCACGGCGATTGGAACAGGCTCGCTGACCAGCACCACCGGCCAGTACATCACTGCGACATGGGACGCCAGCCTGCTGGGTACGTCGGACGGCTCACTGGTTGAGTGCGTCTTTGAGGTAGTCAAGTCTGGAGGTTCTCCGGGTGCCAGAACGACCGGCGAAGTGGACGCAGTACGTTGGGTCTGCGCCACGGCTGTATCGGAAACCCAGCCCGGCTACGAAGTGCGGCTGTACGAGAATGGCAGCGTAGTCTCCGCTGTGGCCGCAGCCACTGGCACCCTGACTGATGCCGGTGGCAACACCGTTGTTCAGCTCTCTTGGGATGCGGCGGAGCTGGGAACCGCTGACGGCTCGCTCGTCGAGTGCTACATCAACCAGACATCCGGCGCGGATCGTTACATCGAAGTCGGCGCGGTCGAGTGGAACGCGGATTACGTTACCAGTGATCCGCTGGAGTATCGGTACATACGGGCCAATGGCTCGACGGGCCTGCCCGGACCCAACGGCCTTGGCCTGAGTGGCAGCGGAGCCATTCTGGCAGACAATATCTTCTACCGGGCGCAGTGGGTTTCTTCCGCGTCGGGAACGGATTCCGCAATACTGCGCGGCAATGATGTTGATTCCAATCAGTTGTACTACGGCTACACGCTGGCAGCGTCGTATGCCAACTGGTTCAAGATCACATCCGATACCAGAACGCCGCTTGTAACAGAGTACTCGCAAGTTGGTTTTGGTCGCCCGGCATCCAACGATGCAGGCGTCCAGTGCGCCGAGGTCATCATGATGGTGGCGTATGCCACTGTCGGCGCGACAATAACGCCGCAGCAGTGCTTGGTTACCGCTGTCGGTACAGCGGCGCTGACTTCCACAAAGTTGAAGACCGTGCTGGCGGCAATGACCGGGACGGCCGCGCCCGCATACAACCGGGTCGTGGACTACTTGCGGCAGTACCCGCACAGCGCCGTAGGCAGCTTGGCATACAACCGGCTTCTGTCGCACTACGAGATGTACTCGCACAGCGCCACCGGCAGCGCGGCCAACCTGAAGATGCCGACCAAGAACTTCGCGCAGTCAGCGACCGGCACATCCAGCCTCTTGCGGAGCAAGTTCTTTACGACGCTGCTGGAAATCACAGCGGTCGGCTCCAGCGCACTGACGCGGGTGAACACCTATCTGAAGACGCTGGCGTCGAGCGCCACCGGCTCGGTAGCCTTGTTGCGCAACCTGTCGCTGATGTTGGCCCATGCGGCTACTGGCACGGCCTCTCTGGTCGAAACCTTGATCGGAATGATCAAGCAGCAGGTGCTGATCACGGCAAACGGGGCAGTTACGCTGGCCCGCAACATCAGCAAGCGGTTCGACAGCTCGGCCCTGGGCGGCTCGGCCTTGGTACGCACAATTACCAAGCTGGGGGGTTATACCATAACCGGCGCGTCTGCTCTAACCACCACGTTGGTTACGATCATCGTGCAGCAGGCGCTGATCACCGCGACGGCCAGCCTGAACCTGACCCGGTCGGTGTACAAGGTGCTGGCCAGCACGGCAACGGGTACGGTCGGCCTGACCCGCAACCTTGCCCTGACGTTCCAGGCGGCGGCGACCGGCACGGCCAACATGGTTCGCAGGCTGACGTTGAACGTGGCAGCGGCCATGAGCGCAACCGGCAGCTTGGCGACACAGGCCTATACCCTGCTGACGCAAGCCGGGGCCATGACCGCCACGGGTACGGCCAGCCTGATCAAGATGATCAGCAAACCGTTTGTTCTCACAGGCGCTGCGACTGTATCGCTTTTGAGAACGGTCGGTAAGCGGCTGTCGTCGGCGGCGACGGGCGCGGTGAACGCGACCCAAGGCATATTGCTCAGTGTGGCACAGGCCTTCAGCGCCATTGGAGCTGCCTTCCAGCAGGAGCGGTTTGTCGGCCTTCAGCATCAGGCGTTGATCACCGCTGCCGCTGCCGTAACGGCAACCAAAAAAGTCATGAAGCAGTTCGCCATCAACGTGCGCGGGCGCTTCGACCGGATATTCCCGCCGCCCGATGCCGCACCGCCGCGCAAGGCAGGTCTGGTGCCGGTGCCGAGACGTAACGTAGTGCGCAGCCTGATCCGCTCGCTCTTCCGCGACTTTTAGAGGAATCGAACATGTCGAGAGATAAACGCCCGCAATACCTGCTGACCAACCAGACCACCAACCTGTCTGTCGCGGCAGCTACGAGCTGGGCGCAGACGGACGGCGGGCCTTTCACGATTGACGTGTGGGGCAACTTCGACGGCTGCACGGTCGGCCTGTATATCACAGCCCCGGACGGAACGATGGTTCTGCTCAAGGAATACACCGAGCCGACTTGCGAGTACGGCACGGTTGGCCGGGTTTCGCGCCGCTTCAAGGCAGAGGTAACCAATGCCGGGGCCGGAACCAACGTGAGCTGTAGCCTGACGGAATAATCATGGCTGTCACGAAAAAGACCGCCAAGAAGAAAACGGCCAAGAAGAAGGCCTGCGCGACGGTCAAGTCGAAGGTGCATCACCCGACGAGCGTCGACGACTATTTCTGCAAGGAATCTGGCGAGCTGCTCCACCCGCAGCATGAGTTGTTCTGCCATGCGTGGGTGCAGACCTTTGACAACGAGAAGGCCTGCCTTGAGGCGGGATACAAGGTCAGGGATGGCGACCGGCGCGACCGGCTGAAATCAGCGCATGATCAGGCTCGGCAACTGCTGCGCCGCCCGGAAATCCAGAAGCGTGTCCGCGCCATCCTGGCCGAACGGGCGCAGGACATGGCGGTCACCCAGGACTGGGTCGTCCTCAAGCTGCTGGAAGTGATCGAAAAGGGCATGGCCGAAAAGCCGGTGTATGACCGCGAAGGCGCGATCATCGGGTACGAACATTCCGATCTGCGCACCGCACTCGGCGCACTGGTCAAGCTCGGGGAGAACGTCGGCATGTTCGCCAAGAAGGAAGAGAAGTCCGCCCAGCAGGTCGTGTTCAACCTGAATTACGGCGGCGAGCAGCCCCAGCAGATCACCCGGCAACCCATTCAGGGCGAGTCCGAGAGGCTGAACTGACGTGGCCAATAACGTACAGGTCATTGAGTACATCGCAGAGCCTACCGGGGCGGCGTTCCATGCCTCTCCGGCCTTTGTGCGCGGCCTGATGGGGCCAATCGGCTCCGGCAAGTCCGTCACCTGTATTCAGGAAATCTTCCGTCTGGCGCAGCTCCAGAGGCCCGGACGGGACGGTATTCGGCGGACCCGGTGGGCGGTGATTCGTAACACCTACCCGGAACTGAAGACCACGACCCTGAAGTCCTACATGGACTGGTTCGGGGCGTTCTCGTCGGTCAAGATGAACTCGCCCATCGAAGTCACGCTGGAAGTGAACGACATCTGGTGCGAGCTGTTCTTCATCGCACTGGACAAGGAAAAGGACATCCGCAAGCTGAAGTCCCTCGAATTGACGGGAGTGTTCATCAACGAGGCCTCGGAAGTGCCGCTGTCGGTTGTCGAAATGGCAACGGGCCGTGTCGCACGTTACCCGGCCAAGCGCGACGGCGGCGCGACCCGCTCGTGCGTGATCATGGACACCAACCCGCCCGACACCGACCACTGGTGGTATCGGTTGTTCGAGGAAGACCGGCCGGAAAACTACGAGCTGTTCAAGCAGCCGCCTGCGTTGCTACGGATTCCTGGCCGTACCGGGTCGGTCTATGTACCCAACCCGGAAGCCGAGAACGTCAAGCACCAGCAGCTCGGGTACGAGTACTGGCTGCGACAGGTGCCGGGCAAGAAGGATCAGTGGATCAACGTCTTCGTGATGGGCCAGTACGGCACGTCCGAGACCGGCCGTCCCTGCTATCCGAGTTATAATGATCAAATTCATTGCGCAAGCAAACCCTTGGAAGCTATCCCAGGTGTACCGATACTGCTTGGCTGGGACTACGGACGGACTCCGGTCTGCATCATTGGGCAAATGTCGCCCCGTGGCCAGCTCCGTATCATTGATGAGATATGCGTAGACTCTGACGGGCCGGGCATGGGTATCCGCAAGTTCACCCGCGAGATTGTCAAGCCCTTCCTTGACACGCACTACTACGGACACAGCTTTGTGTCCTGGGGCGACCCGGCCGGAGTGCAGCGGTCGCAGAAGGTGGAAGAGAACTGTTACGAAATACAGGCGATGGAGGGCATCCCGACAGAGTCGGCCCTGTCCAACGACATCACCTATCGCCTTGAAAATGTTGATTATTTCCTGATGCGGATGGTAGATGGCGAGCCGGGCTTTCAACTCAGCCCGACCTGCAAGACGCTTCGCAAGGGATTCAATGGCGGCTACCAGTTTGAACGGGTGCAGGTAGCCGGTGATGCTCGATACAAAGATAAGCCCATGAAAAACCGCTACAGCCACCCGCACGACGGCCTCCAGTACCTCGCTGATCTGGCGAAGAACGGCATTACTGGCATGACCGAACGCTCAGTGGCACAACCAATCGTGGAAGGCGTTCCCGCAATAGGATGGTCGTAAAATGGCTGAATACGGAATCTTGACTGTCAGAAGCAACGAAGAGCTGGATCAGCAGAAGCTGGCCGAAGAGCAGGAACGAGCTGCCGCCGCACTGCTGACCGAAAGCACTCCGACATCGCGTCTCGCCGCGCACTGTCGGAAGGAATGGGAGAGGGCGAGAGACGCCAAGCAACCGATTGAAGAGCGGATGCTACGGGCGCTTCGACAGCGCGAGGGCAAGTATTCCGAGGCCAAGCTGGCCGCGATCCGCGAGATGGGCGGCTCCGAGATCAAGATGATGCTGACCGACGTCAAGTGCCGGGCAGCGATTGCATGGATCAAGGACGTGCTGCTGGGGACCGGCGAGCGGCCATTCTCGACCGAACCCACCCCGCTACCTGAAATTCCCGAGCAGGTCATGGAACAGATCAAGCGGGAAGCGTACATGGAACTGAAGCAGATGACGGGCATCATCCCGAATCCGCGAGAAGTGCGCGAGCGTATTGAGGCTTACGTTGATCTGGTTCGGCAACACGCTTCCAAGGTGGCCGAGAAAATGTCGGCCCGGATGGAAGACAAGATTGACGACGAGTACCTCCAGGGCGGGTTCTACGAGGCGCTGCACGACCTGATCGAAGACTTCGTGACGCTACCGGCCGCAATCCTGAAAGGCCCGGTCATTCACCGCAAGAAAGAGCTGCAATGGGCCATGAGCAATGACCCGCTCCAGCCCGGCACGGTGCAGCCCATCGTGAGCGACAAGTTCCAGCGCACATGGTATGCGGTCTCCCCGTTCGACATCTACCTGACGCCGGAAGCCCGCAACTCCGAAGAAGGGTCGCTGATTGAGCGGCACCGGATTTCGGCGGCCGACCTGTACAACTTCATTGGCGTTCCCGGTTACGACGACGAACAACTGCGCGGCGCTCTGGACACATACGCCGACTCCGGCCACAAGGACTGGCTCTGGTCAGACTCCGAGCGGTCGAAGCTCGAAGGCCGTCCCTACGAGGAAATCCTCGGCGGCGGCAACAATATCGACACACTGGAAATCTGGACGAAGGTTCGTGGCAAGTGGCTGCAAGAGTGGGGCATGGGCAATATCGACGACGGTGATCGTTGGTATGACGCCTGCTGCTGGCTGATTGGCGACTACGTCATCCGCGCCACCTTGAACGACGACCCGATGGGGAAGCGCCCGTACCACATGGCCGCTTACGTCGAGGTCCGCAATTCGCCCTGGGGCCGGGCCGTTCCCGAGCTGATGGGCGATCTCCAGAACATGTGTGACGCAGCCGCCCGCGCCATCTCGAACAACATGGGTATCGCCTCTGGCCCGATGGTCGAGGTCGAGACCGACCGGCTGGCCGCTGGCGAAAAGGTTACCAAGCTGTATCCGTGGCGCATCATGCAGGTCAAGGCCAACAAGCTGGGAAGCCCGGCTCCGGCCGTGCGCTT